TCAAGATATCATACTCTGTCCTCCCTTTGGTGTTGTATACAGCATTATATCTGTGTATTTAGAATTATAGTTCATGTGTGCGTTAAACTCTATCTTTCGACAATCCTTGAAAGGGTTACCGATGAATGGATTACGCTCCATCCAATCGCACAGTTCCAAAATGGAAGATTTGTTCGAGGTGAAATACACGAAAGAATGCCCTTTCAACACGTTCAGCACGTCCAGATAATCAGCCAGGTGCCAGTACATCTTATAGGTTCCCACTTCAGTGGAAAGATACGGCGGATCCACAAGAAACACTACATCTGGAACATCCTTATAATCTTCGAACACTTTCTTGTAATCCTCGCAGGTAACGGTAATTCCCTTCAGATAGTCCACTGCTTCGGGATAGTCAGTCTGCCGGATGACATTGTAAAGTGTCTCTTTTTTCATACTTTCCAGGTTGAGCACGTATTTCATGGCGAACAGCAAGGATGCGGAGATTGTGATATAATCCACATAACCGTTTTCTTTCTCTTCCTTTTCAATACGGGCGAACACTTTATCGCGGGTTTCTCCGATTATACGTTTGTTTCTGGGTATCCCTTCAGTCATTCGGCGTATATCGGATAACAGCACATTGGTAGTCGGGATGTTTGCAAGCCGCCGACGGTAGTTATCGAAATCATTATACACAACGGTGGCATCGGGCCTGACACATTGGGTAATATGTGACAGCAAACCCGATCCGCCAAATAGGTCCACAAATACGGTACTGCTTGAAAACTGCCCCAACACTTTAATAAATTCCTTCGCAAACATTCGTTTTTGCCCCACAAAAGGAAGCGGGGCAGATAAATACATTTTTCTCATCTCATTTTGCTTTAAAAACGGTTGTAAAATTCCTCAAAAGCAATGAGATATAGTGGGAAACATGAATGCTTTCCGCTGTAAGATACATACAGTGAATTACACATTCAATTCGAAGCGAACCGTCTCATCACCGGCAATCAGTGCACGAGTTCCAGAAATATTATTCTCGTAGATGTGGACGTTTCCCAAGTGGAGGGTGATAGACTTTAAGGGAAATTCTATCTGCCGGGACATTAGATAAAGGTGATAAATATCGGAAGGCAGACCAAGATTAGCATCGCTACTGCGTTGGTAAGCAGACAGGACCAGTTCCCCTTCGTCAATCTGAAACTGCACAAGGCTCAGACATGGCACCTGATTGCTTTCGACGCCCGTAGCCCCCAGATACAGTACATAGTTCTTACTGCTACGTTTTTCCCGGTTAATCTTGGCTATAAGCGGCGGAAGTTTTTCAAAGTACGAAGGATAGCTGTTCACCAAAATGGAGCCACAATAATCCCACCAGTTGATACCGGCCTCCCGATACTTTTCTATGTTACGTTCTCCTTGCATGAACAACTGAAGCTCACTACGAAGTTTCTTACGGGCGATATTATGCCCTTCGAATATGTCAAGTAAATCAGCCGGTGTAAGTGACAATTGCTCGTTTAAAAGGTATTGTATATTTCCTTTCTTGTTGGTCTGCGTCTTTCCTGTAGCAAGAATTTTGTCCAGAACACGATAATACTTATTCATAGTCATTTCCTCCTTCTATTTTTGGAATATCCTAAAGATAGAGAAAACAACGCTTCCTATAATACAAAACAATCCATTCACACTGTAAGAGTTTTGCAGTCACTTTGAAAGCGTTTTATCAGAGTGTAAATTTTGCGTTCGCTCACCAAGTACTTTTCGGATAGCATAGCCACAACATATGAAACTTTTTCACCTTGATTCAATAAGTGAATATAATCTGTGTATAAGTCAATATACCGAGCATCTTCCAACCGGATACCGACTTCGTGAAGCCTTTTTAATAATTCTCGGTTAAAGTTTAATATCTCAATCATTTTCATGTAGCCAAAATTTTATATCTTTGCATTGCCAATCATTTTTAAACAACAAAACACACCTAAACAGTGCGGCAGAGGGCTTTGCCCCCGGTTGCGCGCTGTTTAGGTGTGTTGTTAAAGGTGATTGGCGTTACTATTTAACAGGCCGGGGGCTTTTTCATTCCCCCTGATCAATAAGCTCCGATTAGAATCACAAAAATATATCAAATTACACAATAACAGAAAAGTTTCTTCAACCAAGTACCTCGGGAACTTCTATAACTGCCGGGCAGAACAACACATTATCTGACAGAAGCGGTACTGTTACTTTCACACAGTCGGAAAGCGGGAAACAAGCCTCTGTATCACTTAACCAGAGCAAGGGTGTCGAGGGTTGGAACTATACGTTTGAGGTAAGCCCTTCCTCACTGTCGTTTGATGTTGCAGGCGGTACAAAACAGGTTTCTGTGACTTCGTACAAACGTCAAACGGTCAACGGTATTGAAAATGGTGTACAGGAGAATGTGGGGTATTCATCTACAGTTTCAGGGGATGGATTTAGTTTTTCAGATACTTCGGTAAGTGCGGAACAGAACAACACACTCTCCGCAAGGAATGGTTCCGTTACATTCACGCAGTCGGAAAGTGGAAAGAAAGCATCTGTGGCGCTTAGCCAAACAGCTGGTGTGGAGGGATGGAACTATACGTTTGATACTCCGACACCCAGTAAAAACGTATCAGATGCAGGAATGGATGATGTAACTATCAACTCATATAGAATAAGAACTATAAATGGAAATGAGGTTGGAACAAGAGAACAACTGACTTTTAGTGCTGAAATTACAAAAAACTTCAATGAGAGGGAACCGCTGACATATATTGAAGTTCAGAATAATAATCTTATATATATAGAATATGATATGAGAGATATGTATACTGGTGATACTGCGGAAATAATGGCGACACAAAGTATATCTGGCAAAATATTAAGGATAACTTTTGTGTACAACGGTTAATAACTTGTATTCACCATTAGGGATTAAGAACGGTCAAGCCATTTTTACTTGACCGTCCTTAAGAAATGGTAAATACAGACTGTTAGTCGTTACCAATATACATATTAACAAATAGAGTTCTGCCGGAACTTCGGTGACAGCCGGAGAAAACCTGACGAGTAGTAGCCGTAGCGGTTCTGTGGGTTTCACACAAAACAATAGTGGAAAGATGGTAGAGATTACGTTATCGCAAAACGCAGCATCCATTACATATGAAAGGTACTTAACTCCCAATAATGGAATAATTGGAACAAGCGTAACATTAAGAGCTTTTGCAAAGAAATATATTAATGGGAAATATATATCAGAAAGTGAAATTGATTGGTATCTATTAGATCAGAATGGTGGTTATGATCCTGTTACGTCTGCTACATATTCTAAATCAACATCTTCCGGAAGTTTGGTAGTAAGCGTTTCAAGATCAGGGAATACAATATCTTCTTCAAAGGTTTCTGGTCCTTCATCCTCCATTTATGGTGTAGAGATTAGAATAACAGTTGATGGCGATAGGTATTCTCCCAAAAAGTTTAATTTATCTAATCCATCATAAAACAAATAAGTCGAGTAGTTAACTCTACTCGACTTATTTGTTTTTACATTTAGCCTTTTTATTAGTCTGAATATTCCTCTATTTTAACCCACAATTTGTACATCAATCTTTATCTTCTTACCACTTTCTTTTTGAGTGATTTCACATTTCATTTGAATCCCTTGATCCATCCACGTGATGTCTTGTCCTTGATAAATGAACTGTATTCCAGTTGAAAGTTTATAAACATCAATAGAACCTTCCGGGTCTCCTTCCTGTGTTGTCGCATAATCGGTGCTATATGTCCAGTCTATTGCTCTTCTGTCAATTATGGCATGTCCGTTTACTATTGTCCGCTGTTCACTGGTTATTTCTGAAATAGCTTCTCCTTCTACACCATTTTGAAATTCTATTTCTATAGGATTAACTTCCAAATAATACTCAGTAGTGACAACTCCGGCAGACTGAGACAGAGGTACTTGTACGAATTTTCCGCTATTATTTTGTGTGAAACCCACAGAACCGCTACGGCTACTACTCGTCAGGTTTTCTCCGGCTGTCACCGAAGTTCCGGCAGAACTGAATCCATCTCCTGAAACAGAGGATGAATACCCAACGTTCTCCTGTACACCGTTTTCAATACCATTGACCGTCTGACGCCTGTATGAAGTTACAGAGACTTGTTTTGTACCGCCTGCAGCATCAAATGAGAGTGAAGCCTGGCTGACTTCAAATGTATAGTTCCAACCCTCGACACCCTTGCTCTGGTTAAGTGATACAGACGCTTGCTTCCCGCTTTCCGACTGTGTGAAGGTAACAGTACCGCTTCTGTCAGATAACGTGTTGTTCTGTCCGGCAGTTATAGAAGTTCCCGAGGTACTAAAGCCTGCACCGGTAACAGAAGATGAACAACCCACGTTTATTTGTTCTCCCGTATAGCTACCGTTTATATACTTACGTTTGTACGAGGTCACCGAAACATCCCGGGTACCACCTGAGGTCTCAAATGACAGTGATTCCGGATTGACGGAAAGAGTGTATTCCCAAGTAACTTCGCCGGCTGCCTGACTAAGAGAGACATCCGCAATTTTATCACTTTCAACCTGTGTAAACCGTACCGTTCCATTACGCTGTGTTTCCGTTCCGTTTGTAGTGGCAGACACCGTATTCCCATCAACAGAAAACGCATCGCTACCCGAAGTCACAGCCGAACTGAAACTTACAGAGACAGGATTACCTGAATTGATGCCGTTTATTTTCTTTTGTTTATCTGAAACGACAGTCACATTCTGCGAACCGGCAGCATTAGCAAAATTCAAAGCGGCCGGATTGATGGAAAAGCGGTATTCCCAGCTCACCTCACCGGCAGCCTGGCTGAGTGAAACGGTTATTGTCTTACCGGAACCCTCCTGCGTAACAAGGACTGAACCGCTACGCTGTGATTCCGTATTGTTCTGTTTGGCCGTTACCGCCACATCCTCTATGGAAAAAGTATCCGTCCCTGAATTTACAACAGCCGTATAGTCTACCTGTTCTTTTTCGCCGGTGGAGACGCCACCTACAAACTTCGTTCTGTACGAAGTAATGGAAAGCCCTTTCACTTCTTCGGCCGCTCCGAATGAGAGAGATCCCGGAGATACTTCCAGCGTGTATTCATAGGTCACCTGTTGCGACAGGTCGTACTTATACTGTAACGTTTCCCCGTCATCGAATACGATCATGGAAGCCGGATGTGTTTTCGGGTGAATATATCCTGCCAGGTTATTCAATTTCTCACGCTCCTCGGCTGTGAGAAAAACATGTTTACTGTCCTGAAGCACATCAACGAATGCTCCTTGCCTGTCTGTCTTGAGTTCCAGGAAAGGAACATTCTCCGGTTTGGCAACGCTTGCCGCAGCATAATATTCGTAGGCGATAGGCTTTATGGCACCATCAACATACTGGCGTTTGACCGGAGAGTTCGCCAATGTCAGATAAATAGGCATCGGCGTGCCCACCATACCGGAAAACGGTACGACCTTGAAACATCTGTTCCCTTCGGCATCAGTTCCCTCCAGAGCGACCAGCCCGGCTGTCAGGTTGTAGGTTTCATCAGCGTTTTTTGTTGCCCGGCATCCCCTGATAATACAGGGGCCGTATTCCTCAAAAAAACCGTCCAAAGCCTTCATCGGTTCGGATTGCAACTCCAAAAAATCTTCCGCTGCCCATTGCCGGATTCCCGGCACTTGTACATGTCTCTTCATTGCTGTATAATTTTATAGGTGATTAATGCCTGCTTGAATTTCTCTATATCGATTTCCACCAGGCTCTTGTCTATGTTTTTAGGAATGTAAACTATAAAATTTACCCCCTTGAACTTATCCCTTACCTCGTTCTCCAACGGTACAGGCCTTGTTTTTCTCTCGTCCTCCAGGCTGATTTCCGGCCACATTGTCCGGCCCTCACTTTCCAATCCAACCAACAAGAGCCCGTTGTTAAAGGTTTCTATCCGGATATTGACAGGTTCATCGTATTTTTTACGCAAATAACCTTCAAGGACTTTTACCTGTGAATTTACGTTCACCATCATCCGGACATGTTCCCGCCATGTAGCGAACGCTTCGAACAACTTCTGCAATACAGCAACGAAGCCGGAAAGAAAAGACAGGCGCACCGGTTGCCTCTTATGAGGTGGCAACAACTGCCGTACGAGGTTCTTACAATTCATTCCCAGATTCATAATTCCAGTTCCTTTACAGATTTAAAAACAAGCCGGCTGGTAACGTCATATTCAAAATATCCCGATTCCAGTTCCGCGCAGATATCCACCGGCGAGAAATCCTCATCCGTAGCCCCCTTACGTTCCATCGCCAAAAGGTTGCAGGTTGTCACGCCCGGAACATCCATAACGGCATCAATAAACCGCTGCCTGTATATCATGGAATCGAACCCCTGCGAGGACTTGAACGTGTCCAGTGCGGCGGAAACATCCATATTTATTTGTGTCAGCGGAACGGCTGGATCATAATACACTTCCAGATTATAACGTATCTTATCCTCGGTAGTGGAAACTATGGTAGTGTCCACTCCTGCGAACTTGATCGCATCAATGTAACCGGTGAAATTATACCTTTCTTCCAGTGAGAGCGGAACGATATTCCCATCCGAGTCCCGCTTGGCCGCTTTAATGACAAGCCGGTTGGTTTCTTCACGAATAGCCACCACCTTGATAATCCGGGCATCCGGATTATCTTCCGGATAATAAAGCATTGCCTTTTCATCATTGAACAGAAGCTCATGCCCGTTCTGAAACCGGTAGCACATCTCGGCATACCATCGTACCGTTCCCGGTGTCACCTTCTCAACCAGAGTGTCCACCTCCTTCCGGAACATATCCAGAATTATCTCAAACGTATGTACGACTACCGCAAACACATACGTCCACAGCCGCCACTCCGCCACTTTAGAGGTGGAAAGAGAAAGCCCCGATTCCTGCCGTAGCGAATCGATGATACTGTCTTGAATTTCTTTAATCGTTCGTGCCATAGCCTTTCAAATCATAAGTTGTTACGTCCTTGTCTATTTCCCGAAGGATGTTCTTTTCAATCAGCCGGCTGTCCGTATCGACAAGCAACGTGCTGCCCTCAGGTAGCGGTAAATCAAAATAGAAACTTCTGTCGCTTTCTTTAATACCGGCTTCCGTTACTGCCTGCAAGTCATTCTCCATACCTGGATTATCCTGCATGAGCTTACCCACCGCCTCGCATGTACCATACTGTTCTATGGCAACATCATATATTGTCTGGTTTGCTTTAACCGTTACTTTCTTCATACTCCGCCACTACATTATCCAGAGAGACTTTCGACACTTTCATGCCGTCCCGTGTGAATTCCTTTCGGATGCTCCGCAAAAGTCTGTCCGGTTCATTGTCATTCATATATTCCAAGGCTCCCACACCCGTTTCCGGGCTTTCCTTGTAATGTCCCTTATCCGCCAACAGTATGTCCCGCTGGTGCTGCCCGGTACTCTCCGCATAGAGAATGTCACCCGCCTGCAGGTCGATATCCCCGTTAGCCGTATGTCCGATATCAATCATAAGCCCTCCCCGTTACGATATTGTACACTGGAATGTCCCTGTCACCGGTCCGCCCATTGCCGGGGCTACAAGACCGGCTGTATAAGTTATCTGGGTGCTTTTTATGGCATCCACCACTGTGGCGGCTATCTTGTCCGCCAACTTATCCAACGCGTCTTCACGTCCTTCCTTCTGGTCCATCACCTCGGTAAATGCCGATTTGATTCCGGCTTTGATTGTTGCTTTTACTAATGGCATATCCTATTCCTCCAAATAATTACTCAAGTCCTGTTGCACTTTCTGAAAGTCAGCGACGTTGATAGGCGGGCCGCTGGGGCCTACTCCTGTGGTTACCGTCAGTTTCTGTATGGCTGTCAAAAGGTCACCGAGTGTTTTCTTCAGTCCCGAACCGCCTTTCCTTAAGGTAAGACCGCCCGTTGTTATCTTCACAGTCGTCTGATCCGACAGGATCGTCAAGGCTTCCGCCTCATGGGTGACTTTCGTCTTGCCGTTGGTCACTTCCAGTTTGCCCGCATCGATATGAACGCTCACACTGTCACCTTTCCTGACATCGATATTATCAAGGTCGGTCTTCAGCTCCATATCGCCGCAGGTTAAAATAACCCCGTCTATCTCACCGAACCGGCATACAAACAGCTCGTTGCTCTTTCCGATACGGCATACAAGGACAGTGCTTTGCAATCTGGGAATAAAGGCAAAACCCTGCAATTCCGAATTTACCAATGCACGTAACCTCACATCAAAATAGTCAACCTGCCCGTCACGCCGTACCGTACAAGTGTGCTCCTTCTCATCCACTTCCGTCACGACGGCCGGAAAAACACTATCTCCGCCTTGCCGCTCGTGAATGGCGCGTCTGATTTCTTCTATATCCTTCATACCTTGATACCGATTTCTATTTTTCTACGTGCGCCGCCCGTTCCGAACGTCACTTCCGTACTTTCTATGTAATAGTTCCCGCCGCGTTCCCGGTAAACGGGATCATCCAACTGCGCCACCATACCCGGCAGTGCATAGGGAGCGAGGAATGTTTCAATCCTACCCCGGTATCCGTCAAAGCGGTAGCGCTCCAGTTCTTCGCGGGCCAACGCTTTCAGTTCACCGGCATCCTTCACGTCATAGTAATAGAGCGTTTTTGTCTCACCGCCCTCTTCACCGATTTCCCCCTCTATCTTTGTGCCGTCCTTATAATAGCATACGGCCTTTACCTTCAGCCGGACATCTTCGGCGAGTTGGTACTTCAGCTCATCATCCTTGATGACATTATAACGGAGCCGGTATTTCACCGTTTCGCCCTGCACTTCGTGTGCCTTGCCTGCGTACAGATTGCCGTCGATGTCAAAAAAGACGGCCAAACCGTACTCCTTTTTGAGAAAGCCGAGCACCCAACTGCCGGGCTTGTTATTAACGACGAAGTTCTTTAATGTCAGGTCTACACAATAAGCAATATTCAAGTCCGGTAAAATGGTATTCAAACACTGTTTTAACGTTGTTTCCTTTCCCGAGAAAACGCAGTTTACCCGGCGGGTCGCATAGTATTCGTCTTCACACTCTATTTCCAAAGGAACCTTATAATTCAATCGTTTCACGTAACCGGCAAACTCGGTACTCAGATTACCGTCATAACCCAGCCTGATTTCCACCCGGTCGCCGACCTTGACGGCCTGGGCCGTTTCTATATAGGCCGGAGCCTCTCCCGTATGTTTAAGTACGGCGGTAACCGGAACCTTGACCACGGCTGTGGCGGCAAGACTGTAAATGCTTCTCTTTATCCGCACATCATGTACCGATTTGAAAGAGACATTCCCGATCCTTATTTCCGAACAGAGTATAAACATGGCCTATTTGATTATGAGTTCAAAACTGCGGTCCGTCACCAGCTCCATCTTAAATATCTGGACTGTTTCGGTTCCTTTCATGTCCGAGATGTCCATGCTGCGGATAACCACCCGGTCGTCTTCCTCGAGGAAGATGTCCGTAAGTGCGCATTTCAGGATAACGGACTCGTTGATGTTGTAGAGTTCATTCAGTTCCGTCAGGGCCGCTTCGGGAAAATCATCGGACAGGGCGACACCCAGTATGCTGATTTCGTAATCATCCAGGCTGATTAGTTCCTTAACCGAACCTTTACGTCCTACCATTGCCGTTTCTACGATATTCTTCTTGCCGGTAAAGGAAATAACGGCATTAGGTATCTCATACTCCTTACCTTTGTGTTCCAGGACAACGGGCATGAAATAATACCTTCCCATGGCGTCTTTCTTGCGAAGGACAGAGCCCAAATCGGTATTCGTCTTTTCGCCGGCTGTTTCCCCGTCATACTCATACCCATCGCCGGATTCTGAACGGTCTGCCGCAGGCAACCACACACCGGGGTAAGGCAGTCCCTTGTAACCGATGACATCCAGCAGAATGTCCTTTATATTGAAATTTCCCATAGCTACACCTCGTATATTTCGTTGAACACATTGATAATCTCCTGCCGGATGGTGTCTATACCCTTCCCGTCAGTATTCTGTACATGAATGGTGATCTGGTCGCATACGCGGTCTATACGTATCGTCCGGGGCTGCCTTTCACCACGATATCCGGACTCTGCCTTTTCCGTCGCACTCCTCGTGTCCTGCATTACGTATGCATCGGATACGGAACCTGAAGAGACCGGAGTGTTCATGGCAAGGGGAACGGTTATCATGGCGGCAATTTTGCGCACATTCAGCATGATGTCCTGCAGATAACCGTTCTTTTCGGGAGTGTATTCCTGGGCGTTATCTGAGGCTTTTGCCGCATCCGCCAGGCGTGAACGCGCATCCAAAGCCTTACCGGACGCACCGACAGCCGAGGTCGAAGCGCCGGGGACAAGGTTTACCTGCAGGGGAGACAGCTTTCTTGTTGCGGCAGTATAGTCGGAAGACTCGCTATAATTCCGGACGGTACCCGTATCATTCAGGTTCAAAACTTTCTTAGACTTGGAACTCTTGGCAAGTTTCTTCATCAGGGCATCATAATCCACCTGCGGGGTAACGGCTGCCGCCGGTACTTCCGGTACCGGGAAGCCGGAACTGCCAACACCGTTCTTCTTATCCTGTGAGGCCTGCCAGCTCTCGCTTCCGCGCTGCGTGCCCTTATCCCATGCCGCCTGCCAGTCGCCCCTCTGCTTTATATCCATACCGATAGATACGGGGTTGGCACCCAGTACCCCCTTGCCGATATCCATAAAACCGGCTTTCGCCTCTTTGGCCGCTTCCCTGAAATTACCCTTTACCAGGCTCACCAGGGCGGAACATACCTTACCCAAACCGCCCAATACCTGTTTGAAAGGAGCCACGATGGAATCAATCAATACACGCCCGAATTCTTTGACAGTCTCCCAGCAGCCGTATATTACCCTGCGGAAGCCTTCAAATTTCTGCCAGCAGTAAACTATGGCGGCAACCACTGCACCGATGGCAGCCGCTACCCATGTCAGCGGACATGCCCACAGCGCTGTGTTAAAGGCCAGCTGCGCACCGGTCAGAAGCCATGTCGCACCTGCCTGGATACCGTCCCAGACGACCTTGGCCTTTTCAAGAAGAATGACCGATTTCATACGGGCATAATTGATTAACAGGCCGGCGGACAATGCCGCTATGGCGGCGGTCATCCCCCATATCAGGGGGTTGCCGTCCTGAAGCTGTGCGTACCACCATGAAAACAGACTGCCGATAGCATCTACGACCGTACAGAGACCGCTCAGGACAACACTTGCAACATCCAGCCCGGTACTGATTAGCGGTAAAACAAGCTCACCTACACTCAGGCCGATGTTTTTAAATTGGTTCCATACTTCGGTTACTTTCTGCATCGTGTTCCTGGAATAGTTCATGGCCTTGTCCGTCTCGCCGGAAGATGCGGAAACCTCATTCATGGATTCGCGCAGCTTCACAGTGTCTGAAATCATAATGGCAAAAGCATTCTTTGCTTCCTTGTCAACCAGCCCCAGTTTTTCAAGCAGCGAGGATTTCTGTTCGTCATTCAAACTACCCATCACACCCTGCAAATCGGAAAAAATATCCACAACACTGCGTATCTTTCCGGTATCATCGAATACCTTCACGCCGGCTTTCTCCATTTTACCACGTACATCGGCGCGCCCTAATACTGAAAAGGCATTCTCCATAAGTACGGCGGCACGTTCGGCCGACTGTCCTTTTCCGGTCATGTAGGCAAATGTTCCGGCCACTTCCTTGTAGGCGATACCCAGGTTACTGGCACCGGCTATCAGATTGGGCATATAACGGGCAAAGTCGGCAAACTCGCCGGCACCGACACGCTTGGCGGCGAAGAATGTGTCGAGCACTTCCATGGCCGTAGTGTTCTCCTTGCCGACAATGGACAGGGTTTGAGCCAGTGCACCGGAAACAGTGTCAAGGTCGGTAAAGCCGGCTTTGCTTCCTTTCAACGAGGCATCCAGTATGGAAAGCGAAAGGTCTACGTCATTGAGTTGCGAATTTATCTTCTCAAACCCGACAGGAGCCACCAGAATATCCGCCTTATTATCTCTGGCAATCTGTTTGAGCCTGTTACGAAGTTCCACAAATGACTTGCCTTCCAATTGGGCGGTGATATTCACCTGGGCCATACTCTCATCGAAATTCAAACCGGCTTTCCCGGCAAACCCCAGGGCTGCGGAAGCGGCAACCAGCGGATTGCTTATCAGTTCACTGCCGGGAATGGCGGCAAAGGCTTCCCGGCTCCACTTCTTGAATTTCCCGCCGTTAAGGGATTCCAGCTTGTCAATCTCTTTATTGAGCGCTTTCATCTCCCGGTTATATGCCCGGATACCCTCAATGTTATCGGCGGGAATCCATTCGCGCTCCGCCTGCAGCAGGGCAATCTTCTCGCGCAAGGCACCCAACGTGCGTCCTGTCTCATTGAACGTTTTGTTCACGCTAAGGTTTTTCTTCTCCAGTTCGGCAAATTTTCCCAACATTCTATCGGAAGTTACGGTAATATTGCCTATCTTAGCGGAAACCTTATCCTGAAGACTAAAAATATATTCAAGTGTATTGGCCATGTTGAGTACTGTTATTGCAATCTATGTTATCGCTGGTTTGGCTTATTGGGCAATCCGGTTGGTACCGGCTTTCCTGAAATGGGTGCTGGTTATCATAGCCATTCCGGTACTGGTTCCTGTCTCAATGGTAAAATCCCTGCCTGAATATCTCAGGAAAGAAGGAAAGTGGTACAGATATCGTTGGCTGGTCTATATGACATTATTCCTGATAGCCTTGAACATTATCCTATTCTTCCTACCTGCATGACGGACAGCGCCCATTCCGCCATCCGCACCTGATGTGCCCATTCCTCATCTGACAGCTCCGTCGGATCCATGTGAAGCACAGCCCGGATAAGGGTGTCGGACATGAACAGCCAACCGCCCTTGTCTCCGGTCTGCGTTCCGCTCAGAGCTTTTTTAACGTGGCCTCCTTTATCTCGATGATTTCCGCCAGCTGTGCCGATACGCCCAGGAACAGGGCATCGTCGGTCTTGATGACTTCGTCGCCCTCGAGCCAGCAATTATTCAACAAAAACTCGTTGTATTTCATCGGATCGGACTTGCCAATAACAGCGGCCGCTCCGAGTGCTTTGCGGCTCGGCTTTTTAAGATAGGCCGTATGCCCGTCGACATCCACGCGATAGACGTCGCCGTATTTTTCCTTCCATTCCTGAATCTTCTGTTCGATTGTTTTTTCTTCCTGTTTTTCCATTGTCTTTGTTGTTTAGAGAGGTTTACAATACATTATATTCCACGTCCAGGGCAATGAACGGCAGTGCGATTTCCATCTGCAGGTCATCCACTTTCATGCCGTGGGGTATCTCCGTAATGGATATGTTCACCACCTTGTCGGTCGTGATAACACCGCTGTCGGGCACGTAAGAGACTATCACGTCAAAGTCGATATCGGTGATGTCCTCGTAACCTTTTTCCTGTGCGGCGCGGTTCAGGGCGACAAGCTCGCTTTGCAGCAGGGTGATCGTGCCTTCATATTCCTTCTTGCCCTTCTGAATGCCGCGGGCTTTCCTGCCGGCGGCGAACAATGCCTCCTTCTGGCGTTTGGACTTGTACTCGATGCCGCGGAGTCCGACAACCTCACGTCCGAGCATTACGACATTCACATCAATCCAGGCATATTCCCTGGAATTGAAAACGGTTCCTATTGCTGTTCCCATAATCATGCAGGATTTTCAAGTGATAAATTAACGGTGATTTCTCTCAAAGTGGCGAGCGGGACTATCTTGCAGGTGATTTCCATGTGACCGTTTGCAAGGATATTCTGTGAAGGGTCGATGTATGCCGTAAACGAACTGATCTCGCCGTTCATATTGGTATTCACCGCACGGATTATGCTTGCCTCGAACGACTTGCATATAGCGGTAGGAATAGTACCGCTTTCAGGATCAACCTCGATGTTGTCCAGGATCTCATCGATGTACGTACGGTAAGCTATGATGGCCGCCTTGTCGATGACGCGTCCGGAACTGAGGTAGCAGTAGCTGTCGGTCGTGGGTGCTGCCATGGCATCGCCGTTAAGGTAGTAGCCGTTCTTGCCTATATAGGTACGGTAGAAGATATAACCGGCATCATTCAGAATTCCCAGTTCACTGAAATGCTCTTCAGGTGTCTTGCCGTCCGTCATATAACCGATAGAGGCTATCGCCCCGTCACGTACGCGGCCGAGGTTCTGGTGTACGGAAATCTTCGCCGCGCGTCCCAACACCTGACCGATCGCAGCGGAATACAGTTTACTTTCACCCACCTTGCCGTCCGAAGCCATAACGACCGCGACACGGTTACAGCTTCCTTCACGGGGCTGGTACAAACCGTCGGTCTCACCGGTCCAACCGATTGCGGGGATGAATACTCGGAACGGGGCTATCTTCTCAAGGAAAGCGTCCGCTACTGTTTGGGCAGCGGCGATGGCGGTGACGACATCCGTATCCAGGCATTTTTCTGCAGTCAGCTCATACTCGGCCGGGGTGTTCCGGTTGATACCTACAAGGCGGATACGTCCCGCAGCGGAATTGATAAGTCTATTGAGCGGGGAACCGTCCGTATTCGCGCATATCTGTGTCAGCGTGGTGGCTTCGCTCACCACAAGCAGGTGAAGTTCCGCGCCCTCACCGGCTGTATTGTAAAATGCGGCAATATCCTTGACAAGCAGCGGGTTCGTCTGTTCCTCAATGCCGTATTTTTTCAGGTCCGTCATTCCACCGAGCACATAGACCTTGTTCAGTTCCAGCTTTTCCGCAACTGCGGTACCGGTAAGTATCATGCCGGCGATGCCGTCATCCGACAGCGTGACGCTGCCCATGCTGCCGCTGCCGATTACTATCTTTACGTTTGGTAAATTCATTGTCTTCTCATTTAATAGGTTCTTAACTCGCCGCACCCGATGCACCTTTGGTGAGCATCTGCGGCTTTTTTATCGTCCGGAAATACAAGGCCGTCACCCGTGACATGGAATTTCTTAGCACGAGGATAACATCTCCGGTATTGCTTCAGAAAGTCCGGTTCAGACCGGCTGGCAGTTTCTACCACCGTTTTTCCCGATACTGTTTTTCGTTCTTTAATAGCCATTCGAATACTGTTTAAAGGATTTTGGCGAAGCGCCTTTTCAACAGGCGGAAAGCGAGATATATCAGTGACGCCCGCCCCACCCATATCTGGAACCATTGCAGGCCGGTAGGCTCACGTACCACTTCCGGAGGCGGTTTCTCTTTTGCTTCTATGAGTTCATTACGGATACGTGTATTTTCTTCCGTAATGATAAGTAGCTGACGGGCCAGACTGTCACACGTGGCAGTTACTTCCAGGCTGTCCTCCGATACCCGGGTGACATTGACAGTGGCCTGCCCGCTGCGACTGCTAAAGCCTGTGCCCACCGGAATCACTTCCAGCATATCCGTCGGAAATTTCGTCTTCGCCATGCTGGGCGGTACAGCTTCCTGCAGGAGAGCGAACCCGCTTTTGCTTGCCAGACTGTCTTTTAGGGCGTGGCTGCTCCGTATCTTCTGCGGGCTTCTGCAGCTCGACGCGGATAGGGCAATCATCCCAGTGACGACAAGCAGTAGCGCGAGCCACCGTGCGATCAAGTCGGGCGATGGCCCTGTATAGTTTTCTGTTTTCATCTTGAATCTTTATTAATTCTTCACGGAGCATATTGATGTTGTCCAGATAGGCGGCATCAATGTCGCCTCCCTGGCGTGCCTTGGACAGCTTCCGGTTGCGGTACCAGTTTATAACTTGTACGGCAAAGCCGCCGGGCACCGCATACATTATGATATTCCAAAGCACATCCATTTCTCCGATTAATTATCATTAATTACCAATCATTAAAGCAGTTCCCATCCCGCTTCCACGTCTGTCATGACCGCTGGTATCCCATTCTCCACTTGTGAGATGGCTGCTGCAAAAGCGCACATAGTCGCTCTGTCACTCACGTCAGGCACATACGTGTTCGGAACCTGCATCTCCCGACATACCCGGCTGATATAGCCGGAAGTGTTGTTCTCCACAGGCGGCGCCCAACGGTTGATAAAATCCGCTATCGTACGGCATCCATTGTTACGACGATAGTTTTGCAGCAGTTTAATCAAGGCACGATAACCGTAAGCCATCGTACGGAATTGGCAGAATGACCTGTCCTGCGAAGGGCGGATTTCTCCCTGCCACACGGTAGTGGCAGAGAGGCGGATGTTACCCGGATTATTGTTTCTCAGTCCTCTGGCGCTCATCCTCTTCTTTTTTTTCAGGGTTACCACTACCGGCCGGAGTTATGAGGGGAGCCGGGGATTCAGGAACAGTCTCCGGGTTCGTCGGTTGCGGTTGCTCCGGTTCTTTGGAATTGTTTTCTGTCAGTCTGGCAAGTCCGCGGCTTACCAGGTTTTTTGCACGCCTTTCATCGACCTGCAGTTCCATGCCTGCCGGGTAACGCGTCTTATGGTCGAACTTGTCCCGGAATGCGGAAAGGACAACGACTGTCACCAATATTTTTTTTGCCATAGTCATCCTCCTTATCCTTCTTCCAGGTCTTCAGTTCCTTCGGCAGGGACAAAAGCCCCTTTGTCTCTCCAGTCCAATGCGATGAACTCCTCACCGAAACCGATTTGGGTATCGGCCTTCATAAGCATTTTAAAGAAATACATCTCGCTGGCATTCGCCCATTTGTCAATGAGGATGACATTTTCGTCGTCCTGCAGGTTGACTGCCGCGAACAGGTTACCGTTCATCCCGCTGTCGCACGGGGTAGCCACGACCAGGTTGGCCGGCCACTGTGTCAGCACTTCGATGGCGATACCTTTGTAACGTTCCATGTTGACATCCGTGGGGGCAGTACCCTTGTTGGCAAGCTGCGTCAGCTCGTCATCGTATGTGTCGAAGTCTTCCACACTCATCAGGATACGCAAGTTGGGATTGTTGCGCATGGTTACCGGAATATGTGCTCTCAGTTCCTTCAGGCGCTGCAACATCGTCGTACCGACGCTTTTCACTTTCACAACGTCCGCATCCTTGGCTGCCTGTGTCAGGATACCGTCCAGCAGTTCACTGTCGGAATCGCCATACTCACCGTTGATGTACTGATAGCCGAGTTCATTACCTACCTGTTTCAGAAGTTCCTGAAGCAGGATATTCTGCACGTTGGCGGGAAGCTGGCGGAACACGAGGTCGCCCGTGGGTTGGTACTCGCGCCAGATATGCTCGAATGCCCGGGGGTTGAACAGTGTAAAGGCCATCATGTCCTTCGGTGTCAGCTTCTTCTCGCTGTACGTGAAATCGCCCTTGCTGTCAGACTTTTGCGGGTCTTCCTTACGCTTCTGCAGCATCTTGCCCGATTTTACACGGGGAATACTGATTGAACTGTTTACTCCGGGGATAACCATTATCAGCCCCTTGCTCACCAACTCGTTGCCTGTCGTGGCAAGAGTCAGTACGGTTTCCAGCACTTCGCCGGAATAGTTGGTGGTATTCAATCCTTGGATCATTGTCTTTTCTGTTTTTAATTATTAACGTTTACTGCCAATGGGCACTACATTTTCACTTTCTGTCTTCCGCGAATCTGCGGGGCGCTGCCGGCACTGCGTACGCTGCTGCCTATCTTCTTGCCGAAATAGGAACTGCCGCCCAGCTTGACGTTTTTGGGGTTCTTGATTGGAATCATGGCATACTACTTTTTGCGGTTGGTCTCAATTTCTTTCTGGCGTTTCTGCCAGGGGCTCTCATTTTCGCCGGGAACCGGAGAACCTATCCTGTCCTTCAGCAGTTTCTTCGGTTTCAAGGCTTTCAGTGCGGTCATACCGTCCTTAAAGTTTGATTTCAGGATATTCTTATAGGTATCCTTCTGGTCGACACTGATACGCCCGTCCGCCACGGCATCCGCCACGACGTTTTCAATCCGTTCCTCTTCCTGCCGTTCCAGCTTTTCTTTCAGTTCGCCGTTCTCCTTCTCCAGGTCATCGGCTTTGTCCGCCTTCTGGACCGTTTCGCCCAGCATGGCCATTACCGCCGCTTCGTCAGCGCAGTTGGCGAAACGGGGAATTTTCTTAAAGTCTTCCAATTTCATCTTATCGGGGTTTTGTGGCCTTTGCAGTTCCAGCTCCAGCCGGTTAGTAAATATACGGTAGATGTCATCCGCGCTGCTCCCCTCGGGAACAGGCTCCGCGTCATAAATGGCGTCAATCAGCCCCAGCTGCAGGGCTTCTTCGGCTTTCAGCCAATGGTCTGCACCGTCAAAGTAGGTCTCTTTTACCTCCTCTCTGTCCTTGCCGCAACGTTCACCGATGATTTCGGCAATGGTATCTTCCAGGCTTTCAATGGTGGATATCATATCGCGCAGGTCCTGCTTGTTGCCGTAACAGCCGCCGGAAACATTGTGCAGCATCATACGGGCATAACGACTCATCTCGACACGTTTCCCGCACAGGGCTATCACACCGGCAATGCTGGCGGCGATACCGTCGATATAAATGGTGACATTACTCCTGCACTGGCGGATGGCGTTGAAAATGGCAATACCGGGGTAAACGTCACCGCCAATGGAATTGATGCGGATATTCAGGTTATCATAATTGTTGTCCAGGTACATCAGCTCGTTCACGATGTCACGGCTGGCTATCCTGCCTTCCCCGCCTTCATCGCTGATTTCTCCGTAGAGCAGCAGGCTGGCGGTGTTTTCATTCAGTATATTTTTAAATGCTGTCATGCGTCGTTTGAATTAGTTGTCGCAAAACTACCCCTAAGGAGATAACCGCACAAAAAAGCGTGTAACCGTTACGGACAAGTACGCAGACCATGCGCCATGTTTAGTAACCGTTTCACCCTTTTTTCCTGTTCACGGCATGAAAAAGGAACTTTGCACAAAATCATAAAATAACAGACAGTATGGCAGAACTGACCTCACAACAAAAAAAGGACTACGCCCGTACCCTTTACTTAAAGGACAACCTCACACAACAGGAGATTGCAGATAAAGTAGGCGTGTCGCGCCAGACCATAATCCGGTGGATGGCCGCAGGACAATGGGAAAAGCTGAAAGCAGGTATCACGCTGGGACGCGAACAGCAGATTGCCAACCTGCACCGACAGGTAATGGAACTGAACGACCTCATCCTTTCACGTCCTGAAGGGAAGCGGTTTGCCACCCCCGCCGAAGCCGACACGCTGGGGAAACTGGCCGCTGCCATAAAAAAAATGGAAACGGAAGTCGGAATTGCCGACCTTGTAAACGTAGGCATGCGCTTTATAGAATGGATAAGGCCTGTTGATTTGGATAAAGCAAAGGAGATAACCGTATTGTGGGATAAATTCATCAAAGACAGCCTGTCATGAAACAAGAGGAAAGAACCGCGCTCGCCAATTGGGAGGAATATAAGGCGGACATCAGCAACTCCACTCCGGTAGACGTGAACATGAGCCAGGCCCAGCGGGAGAAGCACCGGCTTTATCTGGAAGAGCATCCGATAGAGTGGATCGGATTCTTTTTTCCGAATTATGCAAAGTATCCGTTTGCCCCTTTTCACAAAAGGGCCATCAAACGCATCTTGAACAATGATGAATGGTATGAAGTGCTGTCTTGGAGCCGTGAGCTGGCAAAGAGTACGGTTGTCATGTTCTGCGTGATGTACCTGGCGCTCACAGGACGGAAAAGAAACGTGATGCTTGCCAGCGCCACGCAGGACAGCGCCAGGCGTCTGTTGGATCCTTACCGTGCCAATCTCGAGGCGAACGGGCGTATCAAGGCCTACTACGGGGAACAGGTTAATATCGGCTCCTGGACGGATACGGAGTTCATAGCCAAATGCGGCTGTGCCTTCCGTGCCATTGGAGCAGGTAACGCCCCGCGCGGAAGCCGTAATGAAGCTGTACGCCCCGATGTACTGCTAGTGGATGATTACGACACGGATGAGGAGTGCCGGAATCCGGACATCATACAGAAGAAATGGGACTGGTATGAACAGGCCTTTTATGCCACACGCTCCATCAGCGAACCGACCCTGATTGTATGGTGTGGGAACCTCATAGCCCGCGACTGCTGTGTGGTACGGGCGGCGGCTCTTGCGGATCACCACGATGTTGTAAATATCCGGGATAAGGACGGGCACAGTACCTGGCCCGAAAAGAATACGGAAGAGCATATCGACACCGTATTGAAAAAGATCAGCGCCGCCAGCGCACAGAAAGAGTACTATAACAACCCCGTCACCGAAGGGGAGGTATTCAAGGAAATAACCTACGGGCACGTGCCGGATCTGAAAAAGTTCCAGTTCCTGGTAATTTACGGTGATCCCGCGCCGGGAGAGAACAAGAGCAAGAACAGCAGCACCAAGAGCTGTATCCTCATGGGGCAGATAAAGCAGAAGGTCTATATCATCAATGCGCGTCTGGACCGCGGACTGAACTCGGACTTCATAGACTGGTATGTACAGCTGCATGAATATGTGGGCGGCAAAGTACCGGTGTACTGCTATATGGAAAACAACAAGCTGCAGGATCCTTTCTTCCAGCAGGTGTTCAAACCGCTGGTGGCAAAGGTCCGCAACGAAAGGAACGTGCAGCTCTACATCCAGCCGGACGAGGACAGGAAAACCGACAAGGCGACCCGTATTGAGGCGAATCTGGAACCGCTCAACCGGGAGGGTAACCTCATCTTCAATGAGGAGGAACGGGACAATCCGCACATGAAACGGCTGGACGACCAGTTCAAGCTCTTCACCCTCCGTCTCAAGTTCCCGGCCGACGGCCCCGACTGCGTGGAAGGAGGGCTGCGGATACTGAAAAAGAAAGTACAACAACTGGAACCGGTGACGGTGATTCACCACAGCGCGCGCCGGAACCCCAAACGATTATAGCCATGAGCAAATTCATAACACAAGAGGATTACGACGCCAGTATACACCGCGAGATACTGGATGCCTTGACACGCAGTGACAAGGCAATCGTTGAAATCTGCGAAGACCGCGCAATCGCGGAAATGCGCGGGTATCTCAATGCACGTTACGATGTGGATGAAATCTTTTCCGCATCAGGAGAGGCTCGTAACCAGCTTATCCTGATGCTGGCGATAGACATAACCGTTTATCACCTTTTCAGTATCCATAACCCACAGAAAATATCCCAAATCCGCAAGGACAGGTACGAGCGGGCCGTGGAATGGCTGAAACAGGTAGCGGCCTACAAAATTACCGTTGACGGGGCACCGCTCCTGCCGGATGAGACACTGCAGCAAAATAATCCCTACCTGATGAAAAGCAATCCTAAACGGGTCAATCACATGTAATTATCGATAAACCCCAAAAAACAGAAAGAAACATGAACTTCAAGATTCCTTTTTTTACAAGTCGTGCGACGAAGCCTGCCGGAAAACGTATCACTGAAGGGAGTAACGTGACGCGGCCCGGTGCAACCGTAATACTGACGCAGCCGCAGCGGTTCGGCATCGGGTTGAACGACTATATGAGTGCAATCCGCAATGCTGAGAATGTGGACTTCACAAGCCGGGTAAAACTATATGATATATATAGTGAATCAATGATGGATCCGCATCTGTTCAGCGTAGTACAAAAACGGAAAAGCGGAGTATTGGGACGGAAAATCGAATTCCGGCGTAACGGGATAGCCGACGACAAAGTAAACGGGCAAATCAGTTCCCCCTGGTTCCTGAGGTTTATCAGTGACGCGCTGGATGCTGACTACTGGGGGTTCACACTCGTGCAGTTTTATATCAATGAGAAAGGATGGATAGACTACTACATGGTTCCGAGAAAGCACGTAGACCCGGTATTGAACCTCATCAAAACCCGCCAGACTGATATAAACGGCGAACCTTTCGAAGAATATTCAGACCTGTTGATGATACGTGGCAAGGAACCGCTGGGAATTCTGGCGCGTACGGCACCGTACGTTATCTACAAACGCGGGACGATAGGCGACTGGGCGGAACTTGCCGAGATATTCGGCCGGCCGGTGCGTAAATACACCTATGACGCGGCAGATCCGGAAGCGCGGAATGCCACATTGGAAGCGGCGGCCGCACAAGGCGGCGCATCCGTATTCCTCTGCCCGGACGGGACAACACTCGAATTTGTGGAACCGGGAAGCCTTTCCGGCAGCAGCGACATGTATTCCGCACTCGTTGACCGTTACAATGCGGAAATGAGCAAGGCAGTACTTGGCAACACGCTTACAACCGAAGCGAGTGAAACTGGAACACAGGCGCTTGGAACCATACACAACAAGGTGGAACAGGAAATTATCGAACAGGACGCGTTAAACATACTGAACCTGCTGAACTATGATATGACCGCATTGTTCGCCTCATTGGGTATTAATACCCAGGGTGGTGAATTTGTTTATGTGGAAGAACCGGATATGGAAAGTGTGAAGGTTAAAGCGGAATTATTGGAAAAAGCCGTATCCGTATTTGGCATTCCCGTTGCCGACGACTACCTGTACGAACAACTGTACATTGAGAAACCGCAGGATTATGAACAGTTGAAGGCGGAACTGGAGGAGAAGAGAAAAGCAGCCAATCCGTTCACCGCAGCAGGGATTCCATTTATAGGTAAAGGCGGACCCGAAGATGGCAAGACCACGCAACAGCCCCGTAATACCGCCGGCTCTTTTTTCGGGCAAGCCCCGCAAAACGACGGGGCTTTAGGCTGGTAATGAATTCACTCTATTACGAGGACCGGCAACTGCCCGACTTGGATGATATAGATTACATGTCCGGCTCTGCCACACCTTTGCAATGCAAAGCCGGTGATACGGAGTCCGCCGGATCATCTTTTGCATTTGATGACAATATCCTGGAACGTGCCCTGAAGCATATCTATGAAAAAGACTTCCACCCCATGTCGGAAATAGAGGAGAGCCTTTTCAACGAGACCTTCCGTATCTTCCACGAAGCATCGGACACCGGCATCAGCCAATCGGCTGCAGAAATCCCGATAGCGTTCAAACAAAAGATAGACCGGGGAAATGCGGTCTTCTCCGCTTTCAAGGTGCACCGTATGCAGAACGATATCGCCTCACAGCTCTACGAATCCAACGGCGTTTTAAAACCGTTTGAACAGTGGAAAAAGGATGTTCATCCCATGCTCGACCACCATGTGCAGCACTGGCTTCGCACGGAGTATGACACCGCCGTCATACGTGCCCGCCAGGCTGCCGACTGGCAACGCTTCGAGCAGTATGCCGATATCCTGCCCAATCTGGAATGGATGCCGAGCACAAGCGCACATCCAGGAGCGGACCATAAAGCATTCTGGGGAACAGTGCTGCCGATAGGCCACCCGTTCTGGAACAGCCATCGCCCGGGAGACCGCTGGAACTGCAAGTGCGGCCTTTCCGCCACTGATGCGCCGCCTACTGCAACACCGAGCGCCAACGGACCAGAAGACCGTCCCGCGCCCGGACTTGACAACAATCCCGGAACGGACGGGCGGCTGTTCAGCGACACGCATCCGTATATTGCCAATGCGTATGAGGGGGCAAAGGAGACGGTGAAGTCTTTCCTGAAAGATGAATTTCCAGATGATGCCGATATTGATTTAATAAACGATGGATATACAAGAATTTAACCGCCGGATACGCCAGCAGGCGCAGCAGATAAGCGGGTTGTTGAACCGCAGGATGCCCGTTTTGGCCGGAAACATCGCGAAACGGCACATTGAAGAGGATTTCCGTAAAGGCGGCTTTACGGGAGGAGGATTCCATCGCTGGAAAGAAACCCGCAGGCAACGCGGCGGTGGGAATAGTGCAGCGTCACAGTACGGGCCTTTGCTTTCGGGCAGGAACCATCTTTCAGGCAGTATCAACTTCCGTCCAGGGAACAGGCTGGTGAGGGTTTATACCAACGTTCCGTATGCCGCCGTCCATAACAGCGGGGGAACCCTGCACCCTGCCGTTACACCACAGATGAGGAAATTTGCCTGGGCGATGCATTACAAGACGGCAGGAAGAAAGAAGGGCAGGAAGAAAGAAGGAAAAAAACGTACGCCACCGGTCGAAAACGCACCGGAAGAGGTACTCATGTGGAAAAGGCTGGCGCTGACACCGAAGAAACGGCTCAATGTCCGTATACCGAAACGGCAGTTCATGCCGGACGCGTCCAGCAGCGAGTTGGAGCAGAAGATAAGGGATAAGTTTGATGCGGAAATAAAAAGAATCATTCACCAATAACATTACATCATGGAACGGTTGTTTAACGATATTCAGAAAAGAATTGCGGAAAACATGGGCGATGCACTCTCGCTCATCGATGAGGATTACGGCCAGTTGGAGGCGCTTCTTAACGAGGAAGACCGGTATCCCGTCACGTTTCCCTGCGTACTCATAAGTATGCCCGAGGTACAATGGAAAGACCTGAAAGCCCGGGTGCAGCACGGAGAAATGTCGCTTACCATCCGTCTGGCGTTCGACTGCTATGACGACACGCACTATGGAAGTACGCAGGAGCATCATGCCACACAAAGGATGGCGATGGCCGAACGGTTGAACGGTTGTCTGAACGGGATACGGTTTGAAGGATGCGCCACCATCATGCTCAGACGTATGAGTCGGAACTTTTCCCTGCCCGGCGGAATAAAGGTATATGAAACGGAATATGCCTCCACCGTATACGGCACGACGGCGGAACAGGAGACATGCGTTCCGGACCGACCGCCGCAGAAACCTAAAATAAGGATAACTGACGTTTCAGGTCTTCCTGCTGACGGATGATGCGCGGATCAGCACTGGCATTGATAATATTGTAGAAAGTTTTTTCGCAAATAGGGTAAACCGGATAGATGTAACGCCGCAGGATTTCACGGTTGGAAAGACCACTGCGTGCATGCTCGTCATAAATACGGAGAATTTCACCCACTTTGTGGGCATAGCTCCTGCCGATGATTTTTAGATGGTGCTTACTCATGCTAAAAAACAATGATTATATGTTTAGAATTCGCTACAAAAATAGTTATTATGACATTTTTATACAAAGAAAATTTATGTTATCACAGAGTTTTTTCAATTTTATTGGCCCGTTTACATTTACACAAGATTGTGGACAGTGCTATTTTATATAGTTCCTTCTTTTCAACTATTAGATATTTTATCTCCAATAACCTTCAATATATTCTCATATAGTTCTTCATAATCATGCGCAATAACAAAATCTACTACTTCAACTCCCAATATTTCTAACAATTTTTTTTTATCAGTTTCTTTATCTAAACTTCCATAATAATAAATCTTATTAGGAGTCCATTTTGTTCCATATTCTTTTATATAACGTTGCCTTTTTGTAAGAAGACGCCATAAATCAATTTCTTCATACCCTAAACCTAAACCTATAATATGTACATTGGAAGAGAAAAACAAATCAATCCAAGATGAAGGTTCCTGTTCTTGTATATTGGGTAATCTTTCTCTCATTTTCTTTATTGATATCAATGTAGAATCAGATGAATATTTATACTTTCCTTCCAAAAAATCATCAATCTTACTAACACATCCACAATATTGATCTAGTCCAAGCATTATACTGGCAGGGACATCAATAGAACCATGTATCGGCCATATATGTTTTAAATTACCATTTGGGTCTTTAACAGAACTATTACGTCTGATACTATACAAACGTTCATCGCTATTTCTTCCTACAACTACATAACCTAAATTAGTAGTCAGTTCCTTTTCTAAGGTTTTATCATAATTTGTTGTTAAATAATGTTTTACATCCAATTTTGCCATTAAATTATAGAATCTATTACTATTATATTTCAAAAGCATTCCTCTTATTTTAGTTTTAATAAAATCTTCAATAGGTTCTTTCATGGAAAAAAGGCCATCATTTGCCATAATAAGTTTTCCATTAATTGTGAAAAAAGTAGTATGCGTCCAATTTCCTGCTAATATAACAGATTCATATTTCAATGTATTTGGAATATTTTCCAATACTATTCCACTTGAAATATCTCTTAATAGTTTGTCCCAATCTGCATAATTATTTGCAATACGATTAAGACCATTTCCAAATAAAATTGTATTTTCCATATATATATTATATTTCTATACCTGAATCATCGTAGCTATCTTTTTCATTTATGATAGAATTAAAACTCTCTATATATTTTTCATTATCAGATATAGTAACATATCCTTTATCTATGTTTTGTTCTATATACACACTTTCTCTTTGAGGATTTGCAAACATAGACATAAAGTTATGGTCATCTTTAAACCAGTCTTTTTTCGCTTCATAATCCATTCCAAAAAGTTCTATTAGATTTCTACTACTTTGAATTAGAATCTTTAAACGAGTCTTTGGATCGGCTTTACTCGCATCAGCTATGTCAACAAGAGCTTTTCCAAAGCTAGATATAAAACGTTTACGTGTTATTTCATCCTTGAAAGCCTTTTTAATTTCTCCTTCAATTGATACAGCGTTTCCATTGATATATTTTATATCCCCATTTCTATCAAGTGGCAACGTAAATTCTGCTCCTTTATATTTTTTATCATTCATAATTTTATGAAGATGAATACCTGTCCCCCACTTAATTTCTTCTCTGGTTCCACTTTTATGATTATCTATCCGAATTGTTTGATTTTTCAAAATACTTGCAAGTGTTTTCATATTATTCAATTGTTTTGGTTATTGCAAAGGAATAATAATTATTTTGCATTTGCAATTTCTTATTCACCAATTAACTTGTGAAGAAAATTCTTTTATATCGTATTGTATTGCACAAATACAATACGATATAATACAAACATATATGCATATTACAATATTTTCAATGTAATATTATAAGTAAACTATGCGAATTAAGATTAATACGGTCATGAAGTGAAGAAAGACGTATAACCCCAATATAAATAGAATCTTTTTAATTAAATCTGTAAAACCTCATGGTAAATGTTTTTAAATATAAGCCTGATGACACTTATAGGCAAGAATATCATCCAAATATCAAAGATGCAGAAATTCCTTATATTAAGATGCGGTACATAGGGTTTAATTGATGTCTCTGGCATATCGCTTGATAAAATATTCCTTATTTATAAAAACGATGAGATACTTATGCTTGGCAAATCACTTCAAATTAAAGATATCTATTGGTGTGATAGAAAAAATTGTGATGTTATATTTCCTATTTATTGTCTAAAACAAATTTCCATTTCCCCATCCGGAACCCATTCCACTGTAACGATACCTTTTACATGTCCGGTTCCGCCACATTTCGGACAGGGTATCTTTACCCGTTCATGGATAATTTCAGGATTCCAGAACCAGCCGTTACCGTGACAGTAACCACAGGCATACCCCGTATAGTAGCCTATGGTTTCTTTGCCGGTACCAAAGTTTGGGGAACTAAGTACTAATATGTCTTTCTTCTCACTCATGCTTCGATATAATAGGTTTGGACAATTATGTAGTTGCGGAAGATATGTATCACCGTCCTGCTTTCATCCTGCCGGAGTTCGGTTTCCACAAAGCTGCGGCGGATGTCGCCTTTTTCCATTAACGAACGGATTTCGGCATCGATGAATGATTTCAGGTTACGGAAATCCTGCTCATTTCCTTTCAGTTCAGTGGCATCCAGCTGGTTGACCGCCAGCTGGAGTTTGAGAAGCCAAAGCGGCTTGTCGTTGGGAATGCTTGATTTGTAAGTTATCTTGGCCATTATTCTCTTTCACTTAATATTTTACGTCCTTTACTGGTAGCATAATAAACAGCAGGCTTTCCTTCCTTGTCAATAGCCCCTATCCATTTTCTTCTTTCAGCTTCTTGGATGAATAAATAAATACCATAGTACGACGTTGTTTTTAGCCAATCCAATTCCTTTAATTGGTCGAACGTCATCCTCCCTCCCCAAACAAGCGAACTTGTTAACATTTTTGCACCCTCATCCAATATGTTTGCCATGATTCATTTATTATTTCCAGCCATTCAACCGATAGACCTCACGCCGGGCTTCCTCTTTCGTAAGGAATTGCCCGACTTTGATCCCGGTGGAACCGGTGGCATCACGTCGGATACGGTACACCACCCAGTTCCTGCCATGCGGCCGGTATTCGTAATATTCCTCAGGCAGATTGCTGCACATCATTCTCTTTCTTGGGCTCCACATAGAACGTCTCTTCCTGTACAACCTGTACGCCGATCTTTGGGAAGAACTCGGCCACTTCCGGATTGTCCCGGTCAGCCAAAAGTTTGTCTTTTGCCAGTTCGTCCGTTGTACGGATATACTGGGGGAGAAGTTCCTTGCAGATGTTTGTTACCGCTGCCCATGTAAAACCTTTCAGGTTCTTCAGCTTCGGTGTGCCGGTACGGAAGCCGAATATGCCGTGGGCACTCTCAAGGCTTTTCCGCTTGGAGAATAGTTCTTCCTTGTTTTCTACGGCGTATGCCTGCATGATGTCAAAGTTCTTTTCCTTCGTGGCAGACAGGTCTGCCAGCTGGTCCGCATACTTCTCGCGGATACGTGTCATCTCAATGTCCATTTTTGAGGTAAGGTTCTGTACTTTGGCGTCGGCTGCCGCAAAATCCGCAAATGCCTGTTCCGCCTGTTCGCGGGTGATACCGCTGACTACTGTTTTCTTTGTTCTTGCCATAATAAATGTTTTATAGGGTTAATAATGTAGTTTCTTTCTTCTGTCCCGGTTCTGCTTGCGCCAGCGCTCCTTGGCGGCTGCCGTCTTGGCTGCTGTGTTATGACCATCCAGCTCCCGGGAAAGGTTATCATAGCGTATCTGTTCTGCACGATAATCATCCAGGATACGTTCCAGTTCAATGGGTTTTAACTTGGTAATATCTGACCTTAATCGCTCCTGCAAACTTCGAATATGATTTGTACAATTTTCAAGTTGTGTGATAAGTCGAATACGATGTTCTTGCTTGTCAGTAGAATCGATTTGGACTGTATATCCAGAACTATAGTTTCTCATGGGACATCTCCTTTTTATTTCAAATTCCGGAAGTTCTGAACCGTAGGATTAATGTCCAGTTCACTCTTACTATAATAAACATGAGAACCTTTTCGATACCCTCGTACCATACCGTCTTTCGTCCAGCGTATCAAAGTTAACTGGCTACACCCAATATATTTGTAGGCTTGAGTTTGCGTCAGATAATCCTGCTTATTTGCATCAGCCTGATGCTTGTATACACTTTTATTCCTACGTTCTAAAAGAAAACATACTTGTTTTTCCAACCGTTCGATTCTTGTTGTAAGCGTGATTAGATATTCCAGAGAGACACTAACTTTTACTTTCGTCTGTTCAGATTCCTTTCTAATCTGTGGCTTCACTTCTGGTAGAAAATCTTCTAACTCCAATTTCCCTTCCAGAAACATTCCGGCATCACGCGCAGCAAAAAAAGCATCTTCATCCCTACTCTCTTGAGGAACATCCATCACCATTTTTTGAAATATCTGACGCTCTGAGCGCCGATTTTCAAGTATATCTGCCTGAAGCATACTAATTTTATCTCCACGAGAATAAAGTATCCCTAATGCTCGGTTTATTTCTTGTTTTGTTCTCATTGATTTTGCTTTTTGCTGATGGTTAATAATTAAGATTTTGGGGTCTTACGCTCTTCACGCCGCATCCAAGCTTCCAGCTGCTTCTTGGTATCCTGTAACTCACACAGTTTCATGGCGGTAACATCCTTGCGTGCCTTGCTGTATTTCCGTGCCCACATGTTGAGCTTCGCCACGTTCATACGGTATTCGTCTTCATTGTCACTGGTGAAACCCTGATTGAGCTGCGGTATCATGAAAGAAAGGCGGTAGATGTCGCGGAACACACTTTTCGCTTCCGCCAGTTGCATCGCCCTTGTTTTTTCATCCGGTGGGTTCAACCTTTCCAACAGCTGCCGGGCCTCGTGCATTGTCAGTTCCCGGCTACTTGCCGTACGTCCGGAAGTGAACTCATAGATACATCCGTGTCTGGCATCGTCATCCATACCGATGCGGTGGAAAGTGGCGTGCAGGGCTTTGAGTTGTTGCGACGTGACGGATTTGTTTTTGGTCGTTCTCATAATTGGTCTGTCTGTTACTGAACATTGATTTTCATTTATTATTTTCTCCCCAATATATTGCCGCCTCTTCCGGCCAGATGTCAAAGTGTCCCACGGGTCCGATAAAACGCCCTTTGCTGAAAGCCCGGTATCCTTCGACATATATCTTCAGCGCGGCATCGAACATTACGCTTTTACCGCTACGCCCGGTAGGCAACCGCCCGGTAGCATGGCTGATGAAGATAATCAGCTTGTTGCGGTGCCGTTCCTTGAACTCTATATACTGCCGGTAGGTCATCTGCGTATACTGGAAACTGTCTATCACCACAAAGTCGGGCGATTTCTGGCGCTTCAACCGCAGGCTGAGCTGTTCAATGCTCTCGTTGTCGATAAGCAGAAAACGGCGGTTGACTTCCATCATGCCGAAACGCCGGAGCGTATCCTGCATGGTGAGGCATGCACCCTCTTCCATACTGTTGTAGGCCACACGCCCGAAGCGGCAGAGATATTTGCAGAGCTGCATTACAAACGAGGTCTTGCCGTTGCCCGAATTTCCCCAGACAAACCACACGCCCCGGCGTTCCGGCGTACCGAACGCGTCATGCCACGCACCTTCAAAAGCCAGCGTGTCGAACTTCATCGAGAGCATTTCGCGCACTCCTTTGGCGTTGCGGTCAAAGGTTGTCCTTTTTTCCTTTTCCCCTGCCGTGTCTCCATGTCTCACGCTCATTCTTCATCCCTCCCTTTCTGCTGTTCGGCACGCCGCTTCCGCGCATGGACTACACGCTTTACCCGACGCAGGTCATTATCGCAGGTTTCCACATCTTTCAGCACACGCTTTATCTCAGCTTCATTTGTCAATCCGTTGGCCTGACAAATGGCGTATATATCATTGTGGCCGGTGGCGTTCAAATCGAAAAACTTGCGTCCTATGCGGCTGTTGATTTCTTTATAGCCTTTCTTGTTGTAGCGCAGTCCGTTGTCCACGCGGCGCTTGATGTAGTCAGTACTCATGAATACAATACCGGCACGTCCCTCCAGACGGTTGTAGATGCTGATAAAGTAGTTCAGCACGCAGTCTGTCAGCTTGTCGCCCTCATCAAAAATAAGCAGTGGGTTCTGCAGGAAACCAATCATGCCAAGAGCATAATCCAGCATGTCACGCAAATTATTGGTGCTGTCAGTAGGCGCACCTACCTGTTTGGCTATTTCCCGGACAAAATCACTGCGTCTCATGTCTTCCGAGCAAAGGATATAAAACACGTTACGATGTGTACGACGAAATTCTATGGCTGCAGTAGTCTTTCCACAACCTGCATCACCCACCATCCAGGTAACGTTCTTGTACATTTGGGCATCGGCCAGCACGTAAGTGGCGAGACGGTAGTTCTCACTTTCACAAATGGTCCAACGTTCAAAACTGAAACCGATTTGCGCCGCTATGCGGCTAAACATATCATCGGAGATACTTTCATACTTGGTGTTTAAAATCTGGCTTACTACAGCCGCACTAACCCCCTGCAGGCTTTCGCTGGCGCGGTTACGGCTGGGAAAATTCTCACAATAGCCCATCAACGCATCGCGGATATCGTTTTTGTCTTGTTTGGTTAATCCTTTCATAGTTTGAATAGTATTTAATTGATTATTGATTATTGTTTAAAACCTGTCCAATGCCAGCTCATCCAGTGTCATATTGGAAAGTGCCTTGGTGTATTCCCCTACAGTGGAATAATCGGCTTCATTATCGATTTCAGTTTCCTCCAGTTTGCGTTTCTCCGGTAGGGAGAGAGGAACGGAAAGTTTACCATGATCATACCTTTCACGACATTCGTCCATTTTCTTCCTGCTGAGATTTTTAGGTTTCGGGGTGGAAAGGCCGAAAAGTTCGGCAGCAATACGCTCATCAAGGTCAAACCGTTCGCCTTCCAGTTGGATAGAGGCCATGGTCTCCTTGTTGCGTTCAATGGTACGCCGCATGAAGCCGCTTTCTTCTGGAGTACGTTCCTGGGTGGCCCGGCTGACAGAAACTTTTGGAGTGGCGGTGGCGCTATACTTGGCACCGGTGACGGTATTACGCCACAATTCCACGCGGGTCATGTCCATGGGATCATACATTACAGTGAATTCACGTCCGGTATTGCGGAGCGCCCAGGCTTCATCGCGCAGACCATCGGCTGCATATACATCATAGTGGTATTGCTTTTTGTCAATCTCAAACCGCAGGCCATAATTGGTGTATGTTACAGCTTTGGGATGACACAACCAGAACATCTGCATCATGTCGATTTCGTTAACAGGTACAGCTCCGGGATTCTCACTCATACGATACATTTCCATGTGAGGAATACCGGTGGCGAAATGCTTTTCCTCATTATTCCATCGGTTACGGCATTCCTTGTAAATAGCCTTCAGTTCCTCGAGTGTGGGAAGTGCATAGGCATTCTCCTCTATGAATTCCAGATTGGGCTTACTATTCAGTTTTTTGGTATTCACATTCTGTCCTGTGAAATGCCAGATGGCATGAAGAACCTGCGCCTGAAAACGGTAGAAAGCATTTTCGATCGTTTTGGATTGTCCGTTATAAGGCATCGTGGGGCGATGAAGTATCGTAAGACGTTGGAAGAAACCTGCTGCATCACCTTTCTTATGTCCGCCCTGGTTATCAGTCACAATCTCATAAGGACGGCTGCCGGAGACTTCAACGGCCATACGGTAAGCCCGGTACTGGCTGTCAAAATTCTCATTCGGGGATATGTCATACCCAAGCAAAGTCTCACTGTAAGCGTCCATCACTTCATATACGCTGGTGGTACACATCTTTCCTTGTTCATTTTTGTAGTAGAGATTTAGTTTGGTACCATCGCCATACCATAATGCATCACGCATCTGCGGGAGGCTGGTCTTCATCAGACTGGCATACTTGGCTTTCCACTTCTGCATGCCGTATACGGCCGCATACCACATCGGCATTACAGCCGGATCATTAAGATAGTTCTTTATAGTAGTAGGCGATTTGATGATATTCAACCCGCGTTCTACTGCCTGACGGTTATACTCATCGAAGATCTGCGCCTCGGTATAGCGGGGAACAATGCTCCGACGAAGTTTCAGTAACAGACGGGCCACTTCGGGGACTACCACACGTGCCGCCTGGTTGCCTGTATTCTTGTTTACAAGGGCGATATATCCGGCCTTCTTGTAAGCGTTGAATTTCTCGCGGAGACGGGTTGCGGGCAATGTATGTCCATAGCGTTCGCGCAACTTCTCACATGTGCCTTGCACCGTTTCCCACACGATGGATTTACGGCTGTAACCGCACTTGCTATGCAAGGCTCTGGTCTCTTTCTCCACGCGGATCAGTTCATTCATCACCTCGGCATTCAGTACATATTCTGCCTGACGATCCAGTGAGATGGCGGGCCGGTAGGTCTTATAAAACTCTACAGCTTTACTGTCACTACGGATGATATTGCTCATTAGTTGTTCTTTCATTTCTTCCAAAGCATTGGGATAAAGTCTGTCGTATGCCTCACGAATAAGGGCGGGAAGACTGGTGTAGTCTATGAGAGCGTAGGAACCGGCTCCTTTTCCGGGACGTACAACCCGAAGCTTGCCTTCACGTACTTTTTTATCGTAGTTTGGTTTACTCAATATTCTTCCTTGCGAAACCAGTTCAGGGAAAGTGACACACCTTATTTTACCGTACATTTCCATAATCAGAAACTTTTCTCTTTTATTTGTGCAAGCCCCAGCGTCGAACCGGGGAGCCGGCTACTTCCGCATGATAAGGGAAACTCCGGACTTGCTGAACAAACAGTTCCTAAACAGTTGCGGTATCCGTCTTATCCGGCATATAAAGCGATATCGCCACAATAACCGATAATGCGATAATTACAAACGCATTGCGGCTGTCCACATCTGTTGCGTCCACATTTGTTCCCAACCACAGACCGTAGGACATGCCTACAGCTACGGCAATCTTTTGAATTCGTCTCCAGGTTTTCATATCTTGTAAAGTTTAAGAGTTCTGTTCTATGAAATCATCCAAGTCGTAAAACACAGTAATGCCATCGGGCAAGGTTATGGGCTCCCAGCCTTCATCACCTGGATACTCAATATCCATGCATACCCGGTCATTCTCCGAATACAGCATAGCACTGTGCTTCGCCATCAGTTCCCGAAGCTCCTCCAAGAACGCCTTTTCTTTTACTGTCAATTTTCTATCCATATCACTTTATTTTTTAATTCTTTAATTCTCAATTGAAAAATCTACCCCTATTCATCCCGAACCGGAATAGTTTCGCTACATTTGTAGCATTCTAACTAATACTAAATTCAATCATTATGAATATTGATAAAATCTTTTTGGCGCTTAGCGAGAGCTACCGAAAGGCCATAGCTTCAATTGCTCTTTGCTCTCTTATGCTGTATCCCATTCTTTATTTTTCTATCAACACTTTTGAAACATTCGATTGGTTCACACAAACACTCATCACCGTAGGTGTTGCTACTACTTACATTGGAACATATACAGCATGGACTATTGCTATATTCAAAAGTTCCGATGTGTATTTTATTCCGGTAGGAATAGTAGCAACATGTGGATTCGGTGAAATAATAAACTGGGTATATCGGGATACCTTTAGTTTACAAGGTTTTGTATGCCGCTTGTTAATATTCACTTTCATAACTTTCGCTTTGATTTGTGTATTTGAGTGCAGACATAGAAAATGGGGGCGCAAAGAATTGCCTGAATAACCCAAATAAGAATATCACCCATACCATTCATAAAGTTACTGTATCATTAGCTATCACCGCTTTCACATTCCCATAAGAGTCCAACACCTTCACCGTACGCTTGGCAGAGTCCGTCACATCAATAATCTCCACCAACTTACCACCATTGATTAGGGCAGCTTCCCTAATTTTTGCGGCTTGCACGCTGTTACGTTTGAAGTCAAGCGCATAACACACACTGCGGTGTGTTACATTGAACATCCGGGCAAGTTTCTCTTTGCCTGAAGCACTCAGTTCAATCTTCTTTCTGATTTTGTTCTCCATATCTAAATTCTGATTAAAATAATTCTTATCTTTGGGGCTGTTCTGCTTGAACACGATGCAAATCTAAGTGATAATTTTCAACCACGCAAATAAATGCGTGATAATTTTCATCTATATGGGTAGTATTTTATCAAGAATTCAAGAAATAGCTGTAAAAGAGGGGATAACTATCACTGCTATGGAACGTAGTATTGGTGCCAGTAAAGGTGTGTTATCAAGAGCTATAGCCAATGGTACCGACATTCAATCTAAATGGTTACAAAATATAGTTGAAAATTATCCCTTGTATTCTGCAGATTGGCTTATCACAGGACGTGGCTCTATGCTCCGTCACGAGTCCACATCCACAAATTCCGCTTCTACAGCGTTGTTGTCTATCAATGATGATTTTGTTTCAATCCCACTGGTGGACATCTCTGTTGCCGCAGGCTGCTCTGGTTGCGACAATCCGGACTATTTAGAAGTAGTAGACACTATAAAGATGCCTTCATCCATGGTACACAATAGCGAAAAGTATTTTTGCGTCCGCATCAAAGGAGAAAGTATGTCTCCTACATTATTGGATAGTTCCTACGTTATCGTGAGATTGCTCGACCGTTCCGAATGGCAGGACATGCCGGACCAGCATATTTATGTTATCAGTGACACTGATGGGCGTTCATATATCAAACGCATCAAAAACAGATTTCGCCAACATGGGTTCCTCGTTTGCATGTCAGATAATGTAGATAAAATCAATTACCCTAATTTTAATTTGGAAGCTCAGGAGATAAACACCATACTTCATGCTGAATGGTACTTCAGTGCTAAAATGCCGAATCTCAATGAAACATATTACGACAAGGTTAATCAGTTGGAAGATGATATGGATGTCATGAAAGGGCAGATGCAACAATTATTGCGTGCTATCAATGTGAAATAGTATCTAAATAGTTAATAACCGAACAATAATGCTCCCAGCGCAATTACCGGGAGCATTTCCATCAACAATCAATTACCTTAAAATCTCCGTACGTTTAATTCCCCCAGACGGAGTGCTGAATAGTGGGAACGTTCGTCTCTACCTTCAAAAACCATTGTGGCAGTAACAAGACTCGAACTTGTGACAAAAGAGCTACACACATGTATCATCACGTATGCATATCTGCGCTCTACCAACTGAGCTATACTGCCAATTATTTGTGACGCGCACGCGTTTATGACGCTAAAATAGCATTTGTTTTATAAATATCTACTATAAATCAAGTACTTATAAAATAGGTACAACCGTATCACTTACCAAAAGAACTATACTATCCCCCTATGAATGTCTATTTAAACGCCTAAAAACATAACTTAAAAGGAAACATCATATAAAATACGCCCTTTTCTAATTGTTAAAATAGTATGCCTAAACCACGTTACATAAGCTTATTACTTATGAAAAAAGTATGCCTTATCAGTATGCCTTATAGTATGCCTAAACTCATTTTTAACATTTCACTCTATGGCTATTCATTGATACCACTTTATCCGTTTGGGCATATAAAAGAACTTATGAGACCATATTCTCTAAACGCCTTAAATAGTACATGTTTTCTTTGTAAATACTTCTATATAATTATTATTTAG